AAATCCAGCCTGAGATACTTGTTCTTTTGCCTTTGCGCCTCGTTCTATACCACCAGATGCAAGTAATCCACCAGAAGATGTATCATATTGAGAACTATCAGTGTTTGTCGATACATTGTTAGAACCACCAGTGACTACACCTTGAATCTGATTGAGTGCATTTTGAACGGTATTACTAATATTTTCAAGACCAGGAAAATTGTCCTGAAGTGTTTTAATTAGATTTTCAATTTGTGTTTTTACAAAATCAACCGGTGGAGATTTAAGTATGTCATTTATAATAGGCAGTACAGTATCAATAAGAAACTTACCCGCTTCCAATAATGGTTGGAAAAGATATTTGTTGAGTAATTCAAATAACTTCTTAACTTCTTCTACAACATACTTTATAGTTTCGATAATTGGTTTGATATTATCAAGTATCATTAGTATGATACCACCAAGTAGGATGTTCACAAAGAAGTTTTTAATCCTATCAAAAAATGGAATTTTACTGAGTAACTTTTTACCTAAAGATAAAACACCGCCTATCATTCCAAACCCAACTTCTCTCAGACGGGCTAACATTTTGTTTTTTCTTTGAGTCTTTGCTTGATTATCTTTTCTCTTAAACTTTATAAAATTCTTAATAGTACGTGTTAATTTAGATATCGATGATTGAATTGATTCAAGTACATTATCTAATTGACTATTACCCGTATTTGGTTTTAGGGTCTTTATCTTGGGAGTCGATGAACCACCTTTAAAAAACTTGGTACTTGATACTTGTGCAGGTGCAAGTTTCTTCTGGGCCGAAGGTTTTTCGGCATCTTGTTTTTCTTTACGTTGAACAATTTTTCCTGCAACTTCTTTACCGGACTTTGGTTTCTTTTTACCAGAACCAATTAGACCTTTTGCTGCACCGAGTAATAGTGGTAATGCCATTATCCTATACCGCCATAAGGTTAAAAATTGAACTGGTCAATTGTGGAGATGAGTTATTCCTATCTGTTGATGAGAATGATGCTGCGGCAGCTCGACCACCACTTGCACTTGCAATTTCATCACCACCAGCACCTTCACCACCTACCGGCAATGTCGCAGAAGCCTGATTACCAGGTGGTCTTGGTGGTTCTTGTTTTTGTACTGGTTCAATTTTTGGCCCAACACTGGGAAGAACTCCCCTCAAAATTTTGTTTATCATCTCTTGAGTTGCCGGTCCCGCATTACCACTCTTCGCTTCCAGCAAGAGACTACGAAGTTTTGGGTCATCGATTGCACCAATCTCAAGAAGAGTGCCACCACCAGCAGTAACACCTTTTGAGGAAGGTTTAAAACTTTCACTATACCTACCAAACTCTTTCATCAAAGAACGATCAGTAGCGGATTCATTTGCCGATGGCAAAACACCTGCCTTACCAAATCCTCTTGCATCAGCGTGAATATCAACATATTGATGTCCTTCAGTACTCTCAACTTCTTGGGGTACTTTTCTCAACCCATCCCAACTATAAATGTCTCTGAAACCAATCTTATCAGTTAGTCCCCTTGCCTCCACTTCTTTTTTCAGGTTGTCTACAACAAATCTCGAAAGTTGTGATTCTGTCACACCAGTTGCATTAGCTGGAGTATTAAGACCTGAAGAACCGTCATCTGCAGTACCTTGGACAGGTCTACCATCTGTACCCAACATACTACCCGGTCGATTAGGATCCTCAGCATGACCTGCACCAAAAATAATTTTTTTCACACTACCATCAGAAGAAGGCATCATTGGTGTCTGTGGTGTGGATGTTGGAGTTACTTTTACATTATCGGCACTTTTATTAAGAGTGTCTTTTATCTCATCTGGGATAAACTTTGCGATTCTAGGATCTTTAAGTAACTCATTAAAATCAATATCACCAATTAGTTTCTGTTCTATTTTAACACTTTGTTCTTTATTGATAGAAAAAGTTTTTTCTTGTTTTTCCAAGTCCTTGACAAATTTTTCCTGTCTTTCAATTTTGTCTGCAGAAGCACCGGAAGATCTTAATCGTTCAAGTTCTGCATTCCCTTTTTTCAAATTTAATTGGATTCTATACAAATCATCATTAACAGACTTGGTAATTCTTATTCTCTTTTGTAATTCCTTAAGTTTTTCAAGTTGGTCTTCTAAAAATTCTCTTTTCTCACCTTCACTATATGGTTTTGCCCAATCAGGAAGTCCAAAAATATTTGTTCTTTTATCTGTTTGTTGTAATAACAGACTCAAATTTTGACGAAGACTTTCTACTGATTTGTCACTATACCTTACTCCATCTTCTGTTTCCTTTTGACCACCACCTCTCTGTCTGTTAATGAGATCCTGAAGTGCCTTTCCTCCTTCTTGACCTCCCTTCCAAAGCAATAATGCAGCAACAATAGGTGCAAGTATAGGTGCCATTGCAGAAAGTACACCAAACAATCCAGTTACCAAAGGAGTAAACAATGTTAAGAAACCAAGTATCTGTCCACCAATACCAATTCCAACTATTGCGGCAATACCAATAAGAATTTTATCTAGATTGTCCGTAATAAATGTAACTACATTCTGTATTTTCTTTTGATTTTCTGGGTTTTTAATCCAATCAAGCATTTTTAATACAAAACCACCAGCCAAGATATTTCCAAAGAATCTCTTGATCATATCAAGGAAACCCATCTTTGGAGGTTTGAATCCTTTTAGAGCCTTAGTTGCCTCTTTCTTTGCACTCTTTTCAGACTTCTCTTCTTCTGCCTTTTGATCAGCCTTTCTTGCAGTCTTTGCTTCTTGTTCAGACTCTTTCTTTTCTTCACCTAGTATATCAGCAAGAAGACTATCAATACCAACCAGAGTTTGATTGATATTTTCAAAAGAGTCAGTAACTGCTTTACCTTTCGTCTCTATTTTATTTGATTCACTTTCTTTAGAACCACTTAGAAGTTTTTGAGTGTTAACTGCAGACTTGTTATATTTTCTACCACTTTGAACTACCTTGGAGATATTGACAACTTTCTTTTTAGTTGGTTTAAATCTACCAGTCTTACTCTTTACTCTCTTAAATTCATTAGTGAGAAGTTCAGTCTCTTCAGTTGGAATCTGACTTTTAGACATTCTGCCTGCAGCCATCTTCTCACGAAGAAGAGTCTTATAAGTATCGTAATCAAGGTCAAATGTATCCTCTAAACCCAACAATCTTAATACTTTTGGATCAATAGTCTCATTAGCAGGTTGTTTAGTATCTTCTTTCTTCTCTGTACTAAACTTCTTGACAATGGCAGTTACAGCCTTCTTGTCTGGTTTTTTCTTAGCAGAGGGCATTGGCATTGGGCCCTGCTTTGCGTTACTATTTTCTTTGGGTTTGCCAGTCCAGGAATCTAACCCTCCAGTATTATATTTTTCTTGTAATGGATCTGACATCTGACGGGCAAGATCCATCAAATCGCCCTTACCCTTTGCAAATTCTTTTTTCTTATCGGCCGACATCATATTATATACGGCAGATAAGTCCTTTATCTGATCTTCGTCAAGGTCTTTGAGAATATGATCTGGTAACTTATATGCAACTGATCTATCCTCATCATAAACCTTTTTTGGTTTTGCCTTTGCCTTTGGTGTTGCCTTTGGTTTTGGTTTCGCTTTTGGTTTTGGTGGAGTCTTTTTACTTTCATTTTCTTCGACCATACCTATGGCCATTTCATGTAGTTCAGTATTATTTCTTCCCTGAACAATCTGACTATCGATATCACTCGTCTCTTTATCACTCAGAGAATTATAGTATTCTGACAGTAAATGTATCTGTTTATCATCCAATTTTGAGGCAAGATCCTTCCCTAACTTATATTCATAAGCCTTTCTTGTTACTTTGGGATCTCTAGCCATTCTGTCTTGCCTTTTGTTTTTGTTCTTCTTCCTCTAAATGTTGTTGTAAGAGAGCAACGTAAATGTCTCTTTCAAAGGGCATCATATTTTCAATTTCAGTGAGAGAGTATTTGTGGTATTGCATCATCGCAAAGTTTAATTTAAAATAACTCTCTAGATCCATATGGATCATGCCTATGCGAAAAAACTGGATAAACCCTCCAAAACGATAGTACTTTTTACTTTAGTGTTTGGATTTGTAATCTCAATTGTATGAGATAGTTTTGGCATAGTATCAAAGAAAACTTCAATGTCTTTAAACTGAGTTGAATTCATTTGTTCCAAGAAGTCAATAACTTCTTTTTTTGTACAGTCCTCAGTTGCCCAGACCTCTTCCTCACTATAAATCTTATCAATACATGATGCAATCAATTCAAATGATTGATTGATATCAGTGTTGTCTTCAAAGTCAAAGTTATTTGAAATGAATTGTTCCAGTGAAGGATACTTCATCTCCATCACCAAGGTATCATCAAGTTTAATCTTATTAGTATGGTTTTCGTTAGTTTGAACCTGAATTTCTTCAAGGTCAATAGTAACTGTTACGTTTGTCACTCCATCATCAGGAGCAACAATGTTTACCTCAACTTCTTCACCAACTGACCGAGCTCTGATATTCAAGAACAAATATTCAATATCAAAAGTCGGAAGTTTCTCTACCTTAATACCTCTAGTAAGAATACAACTCTTCAGAACAGATTTGATTGCGGTCGTAATCTGTTTTGTATTCTCACTTTCGAGAGCAAGAACCAAGAGTTTTTCTTCTTTGACTAGAAAAGGTCTATAAGTAATCTTCTTCTGGGTTGACGGTAATACCAAATCATACTCAGGAGTTACAATCTTTGGTAAAGGCATGATAAACTTATAATATAAGTAAAACTATTTATTATGCATATTTACGCTCTCTAATGTACCTAGTATAGGACAATGAGATGTTGTATTTCAAAACATTACTTGCTTCATAACTCACTTGAGTTGGTGCAATACTAATTGGGAATGCATCTATAAAGGTATATTGCAACTGATAACTGTCAGATATACTTCTTCTCCTTTCTGCTGTGGCATTCTTCTCAAATTTAGTCAAATATACATTACTTCTATAAGTTTGGGGATAATTCATCCGATAACTTACTGCACTATTAAAATATCCTCTGTTATCGGAACTTTGACCTGCAATAAAGTCAACCCAACCATCAAATAGTTCAATCACATCATATCGATTATTCACCATAAAGGTCAAATCGAGAGTGTTTCCAAAATCCTTTCGATATGCCATTTTTTCTGACATACCAGCAAAGTCATTTGTTGCTTCATGAGTAAAAAGGTTTGCACCAGGAAGAGATGCAGCAGAACACATCAACTCAACGTTTTCACCATCTGCAGAGTAATTGAAATTTCTTGTTCCACTATTAAGAAAGTTCATCACTCTTGATGGAGGTTGAACTTTGACTTGATATACCGATGTCTGGGCAACATGAAGAATTTTACTCTTTAGTGCCGAGGTTTTAATTGAATTTGGAGATGGTCCAGGCATCTAAATATTTCTACATTATAATACTATGTATATTAGATGGGTCAAAGTATAAAGTCAATTTATAAACCATCACATCCTGAAAAATACCTTGGAAATTCAAATAATATCATTTGTAGAAGTTCTTGGGAACGACAGTTTTGTCGATATTGTGACACCAATCCCAGTATAGTAAAATGGGCGAGTGAAGAACTAGCAATAAGGTACATTTCACCAGTTGATGGAAGACCACATAGATACTATCCAGACTTTCTGATTGAAGTGAAAGAAAAGAGTGGTAAACTAAAAAAGTATGTAATTGAAATCAAACCCAAGAAACAAACTCTACCACCTGTCAAAAAGAAAAGAGTAACTAAAGGATTTATTTTAGAAGCAAAGACTTATGCAGTCAATCAGGCAAAATGGAAGGCTGCAGTTGATTTTTGTAAGGATAATTTGATTGAGTTTAAGATTATTACCGAAGATGAACTCTATCACTGGAAGAAATGAATAGATTTAAAGAAGAGGATGAAAATAGGATCTCAAGTATGACAGATCCTGATGACATGATGTTAGAAATCATGGAAATTCTAACAGAAACTGAAGTCATTCCTGATGTGGGTGGTTATTATACATTCATCTATCAAGCAAAAACTCCAAGAGTTGAATACGACCAATTTCCATTAATTGCTTGTGTTGGTGTTTATGAGTGGGGTTTTCGTGGTCTAAACTATCATTGGGGTGATTTTAGGAATTATACTTGGGAAGAATCATCAATTCTTCGTGTAGTTGACCCTATGGAACTTAAAACACTTCGTGCTATTCCTTATCAAAGTTTCAGAATAAATAACTAAACGGGTTAGTAACCATTATTAGGAGAAATACAATAGTGGCAAGTAAAGATACTTCAGGTTGGCAAAGTTTGGGTGGAAATGATCCAACAAAGTATCAGGCAACCTTTGACTACGATAATGGAACTGTCGGATCTGATGGTAAGCAAAACAAAAGTAAGATTGTTGTCATAACCAATAGATCAAATGGAAATTACGATGTATACAAAAAAACTTTGTTTGGTAACAAGTTAATATATCAATATAATGCTTCAAACAACAACCCCACAATAACAAATCAAGCAGATTTTGATGACTTTTTTGCAGAAAAAAATAGTCAACAATACACAAATCTGAATCGAGGTGTAAAACAAGCAACTTTAGATTTAGCAAAAGAGAACCTTTCTGGTAGTACATCAAGAAAAGAATATCAAGAATTACAAAACCTATCTGGTTATAAATCACTATCAAATACTGCAGAACCATCACCGGTTGTTAAACTTGAAGTAGTACCTCCTTTAAGTGGTGGTGAAGAACAAAACTCGGATAGTAGTGCTGAAAGTAATGGAACTCTTACTGGTGGTTTTTTAGCACCTGATGGATTTTCTATTGGTTCCAACTCGCCTTTTACAGACTTTGCATCGTTAGATGGTGATGCATTTTTAGGAACGGTAGATGATACACTTCCTTTTGAAGCAGGTTATGCTAGTGTAAATAAATTAGACAATCCCTATTATACAGATAGTATCGAAAGATTTGCAGGTGAAAATAGCAAATTAATGCTACAATATCCAGAAGCAGACCTCACATCCTTTGGATACGATTATATTCAAATTGTTGGTCACAAATATAAAACCAATCCTTTCCTCACAGATAAGATAGTTGACGGCAAGATTGTTGCACCGAAACTTGATGATTTCACAACCACTAACGGAAAGGGTATTTTTGGTAAATTGGGGCGTATTACGGGAACAATACAGTTACCGATGCAACCCAATTTAAGTGAATCTAACTCTGTTGATTGGAATCAGGATGAGATCAATCAACTTCAAAAAATAGGAGCCGGTCTTGCAGCTGACGGAATCACTAAGTTTAGAAACGCAGGAGCCACAGAGTTTGGTAGTGTTATTGCAAACGTATTGGGTAATGCAGGAGAGGCTGCAAAAGATCTTCTCAGAACTCCAGGATTAGGTGCATACATTACTGCATATTTTGCAGGTCAAGCAGTTGGTGCAAATATAGTAGGAAGATCTACCGGTCAGGTTTTAAATAAAAATCTTGAATTGTTATTTAAAGGTCCAAAACTAAGACAGTTTAGTTTTAATTTTACATTTACACCAAGAACTGACACTGAAGCAGCAACCGTCAAAGAAATTATACGGTTCTTTAAAAGATCAATGGCACCTCAAATAGCACCTCAAAGACTTTTTCTGTATACACCAGATATTTTTCAATTGAAGTATATACATAATAATGGGGAAGATCATCCATTCATGAATCTTTTTAAACCTTGTGCTCTCACTAACTTTAGTGCTAATTATACACCGGGTAATAGTTACATGACATATAAAGATGGTTCAATGACACAATACCAGATTGCTATGACATTTAGTGAACTTGAACCCATATATCAACACGAACAAGATGGAGTAGGAGGCACTGGTTACTAATGGCCAAACCATATTTTAGATATATTCCAGATTTTGAATATGTAGATAGAACTTCGAGTGGTCAGAAAATCTCTGATTACACCGAAGTTAAGAATTTATTCAAAAGGGCCCAGATAAGAGATGATATTCTAAACAATCTAGGTTTCTTTACAAAATACCAGGTTGTTGGTGATGATAGACCTGATAATGTTGCAGAAAAGGTTTATGGTGATTCTAACCTTGATTGGTTAGTTATGTTGTGTAATAATATTATTCACTATGAGAATGAATGGCCTATGGCTCAGGAATCATTCAATAACTACTTAATCAATAAGTATGGATCATATGAAAATGCATATACTACAAAATACTATATTACAAGTCAAGTAAGAGACAGTCAAAATACAATTATTATTCCACAGGGTATTATTGTACCTAGTGACTATAGTGTTACATTCTACGATGAGGGTCTAGATCAGACTATTACTCGTTCTGGTGCATATCCCGTATCAAACTACGAATATGAAGTATCGGAACAAAACAAAAAAAGAAATATATTCGTAATTAAACCATTCTATCTTGCGTTGATTATTGACGATCTTGAAACAATAATGCCCTATGGTAAGGGTTCTTCACAATATGTGTCTCCTAGTCTGGTAAGGGGAGAGAATATTAGACTCTTCCAGTAATAAAAAAAGTAATAGGGCCATTTTTCCCCCGGATTTTTTTGTCGGCCTTTTTGGAATCAAGGCCGCGATTTCGCTAGGGTATAAAAAAAGGGTCGTAACCAAAGTTACAACCCTATTAAAAATTATATGTTATGAGTCAAGACTCGGCCAATTTTGAGAAATAGCTGAGAGGATCATCATCGTCATCAGTAGAGGATGTTGGTTCAACATTCTTTGATGCTTGGTAAGAGTCTTCAAGTTTTTGCATGACTTGCTCTTCACTAACAGCGCGTTGTTCAGTTGCTGCATAGTTATCATACTCGGTCTCCTGTGCTTCTTGACGTGCTTGTGATTTACTGCCTAGAACCATGTCTAGACGCTTCTTCAATTCATCATAAGATTTAAATTGATCTGGTGCAGTAAGAGCAGTCAATGAATACTGCTTCTTCCAGATTGCTTCCATCGCATCGTCATCATCCAGAAGAGGAGAGACACGATCAAACTCACTAGAGTCATAGTTCCAGTAACCTGCAACTTTCTTCAGTTTCAGTTTGAAGTTAGCACCCTGCCAGAAGTCAAAGGGATTGATTGCGGTCTCATCATCAAACTCAGGTTGCATTGCTTCCATGATCTTATCAAAGATCTTCTTACCAAACTTATACAGGAAGACTTTGCCTTCATTCTGTGGATTGGCTTTGTCCTGGACAACATAGATGTTGGCGTAGAAGGACAGTTTACGTTTCTGTTTACGTACAGTATCTTTATCACTCTCATTACCAGTGTTCCACAACTCACGGTTGAGTTCACCGATAGGATCCTTACCACCAATGGTAGTCAGAGAGTTCTCGATGTACCACCCACCAGGTCCCTGGAAGGCGTGAGAGAACAACTTCACCCATGGTAGATCTTCACCGTCTGGAGCGGGAAGGAATCTAATTACAGCATAACCGTTACCGGTCTTATCCATTTCTGGTTTCCAGATACGTTCATCTGGACCCCCACCTTTATTTTCCATCTTCTCGACTTCCTTTACCAGTTTGGAAGTCAGATTCCCAAGGGAACTTTGCTTTTTAAGGTCTGAAAAACCCATTTGTACCTCGTATTAGTTAGTATTTGGCTTGTGTCCCAGACTTGGGTGGGGTGTCTTGGGGACCCCTCTACTATACGACCCTCAAGAAGGGTTGTCAAGTGATTTTTTCATGTTGTCTATGATGTTAGTCATATTTGAAAAAACATATGTCAGATCTACATCGGGTGGAAATCCAAGTTGGACTGCAGAATTCATAATATTTTCTTTCATATCTTTTGCATTAGGGTCATCAGACAAACTCATTCTAGCATAAAGAATTTGTTGTGTCTTTAACAACTCTTCCAACATTTCGATATGTTCAAGTTTATCTTGATCATCCATCGATGCAAAGGAAAAAACTTTTTGATAAATTTTTTCCTGTAGTTCAGAAATTTTCTTCATTTCTTGTTGAACTAGTTCTGACTCGAAGAAACTCATTCTCCTTCCACAACTTCAGTTTCAGATGTTTCGGTTCGAGCATTTTCTTCTTCAATCTGTTCCAGAACTTCGATTGCACCTACAAGTTTCAGGTACATCTCTCTGGTAGTTTCAAGTCCTTGTTCTACTTCAACTCGCTGTTTCCGTAGGTTCTCAAGTACGGTTGCATTGTCAAGAGCCATGGATTATTATCTCCCTTAAAATTGATTTGAATTTAAATACATCAATATGTATAAACGAATTATACTTATTGATTCTCATTGATAGGAATTTCCACACAGGGTCTGAAAGATTCTTATCAAAATCATCTTTGAATCCGATTATCTTATTCAAGATAACCATCGTCTCTAATGAAATGTTTTTTGCTAGATGTTCTTTGATGATTTGGGGGTGTCGAGTCCCCTCAATCTTAAACATACCATCAAAGTCTTTATCTGTAAAGACATCCTCTATCTCAGTCTTGAACGTATAAGATAGTGATTGAAGGCGTTTCTTCCACTCGGTGTAATTCTGTTCTCCGTTTCTAACGATTTCACCAATCCACAAAGACTGAGGATCATCACAACTAACAAAATTAGACACGAAGAATTCAACAACTTGACTATCATCTTTTTGTCTACTCAGCTTTTCAAAAAAGAACCGGTCACGTCTCTTATAGAAAGATTGTAAAGATGCTCTAGACTTACCACCATAACGATGGTAGTCGTAGTTAGATTTGGTAAAGTGATTTTTCAATCCAAGGTATGCCTTGTATGTATCAAAGGGTGTCACTTTAGGTATCATATAGGAAGTTTGGCGTGAGATGTTTTCTTCAGTAGATTCAATTCCATTGCTTCTACTTTCAATCTTTCTTTAAGAGGTTTCGAAATCAGTTTAGGAATAGATTCAATGTCTAGACTATTCTTTTCACAAAAATATACAATTGCATCAACGTATTTCATTCCATTACCGTTCTTGACAATGGCTTCAATCTCTTCTGCAAAAGTTCGACTACTATAGAATTTCTTTTCTATAATTTTATCGACACTTAACTCTTCAGGGCTTTGCATATTCTCTGAGTTTAGATTCCACGAACTCGCGGATGTACTGGACAAGTAACTTAATATACTTGGACTTATCGTATTCTTCATAGACTTCTACCTCCCCATTTTCACAGGTCATAATGATTACAAATTTTTTGACTATAAGACCCTTCATCTCATACAACATACAAGCATATGCTGCACACTGAACAAAGTAATCTTCAATCCATTCTCTTTTCTTAGGTTTGGCTGATGTTTTGAAGTCAATAACAGACAACTCACCATCAAACTCAGCGATACAGTCAACAGAACCAGCAATACCTAGTTCTGTACTGTATAAAGCAGTCTCTTGACATAGAATATTATCAATCCTATTCAGTTCAGGTTTGGCCTGTTTGAATAGAAACTGAGATAAGGGAAGAACATCAGAGAAAGTATCTGAGTTGTTCAGATACTCCTCAATCAACGTATGGGCATCAGTACCACGATGGGTAGCCTTACGAGTAATGTTGTTGGCTTCTTGTTCACCAACCTTTGCTCTCCACTGTTTAAACTTGTCTTTGTTTCTCCAACTAATCACCGAAGTGATAGATGGCATTCTTACAAGTTCTTCAGTTCCAAATACTTTATAGTAACGAACTCCGTCAATACTCTCTCGTTCAATAGGAACGAAAGGAACATCCTGATGATTAAACATTACATACCAAGTTCAAGTTTAGCAATGATGTACTCCTTCACAAGACCACTTCTGCAGATATCCTCTGCGTTAAACTCAATTGTATCAAAGGATGGCATGTTCGTCAAGATTCTCATGAAGTCTGCGATACCATTCCGTTCGTTCTGTTTGGTAAGGTCAGACTGAGTTGCATCACCACAGAACATAATCTTAGAGTGTTCACCAATACGAGTAATCATCGAGTCCAGTTCATGGAAGTTCAGGTTCTGAAACTCGTCAACAATTACAATCACATTGTCCAGTGTAGTACCACGAATGAATGACGTGGACCAGAAAGAAATAGTACCTTGTGCCTTAAGATTGTTGTACAACATCTCAAAAGATGCATCATCAGGCATCTCAAACATATACTTCACCATATTCTTATAAGGAATCTGATAAAGAGATGACTTATCCTCATGATCGCCGGGAAGGAAACCAATCTCTCTGGTCGGTACAAGGGACCTGACAATGTAGATCTTCTCGTAGGGTGTCCTAGGGTCTAGGACTTCCATAAGGGCATTGTAGAGGGAGATAAAGGTCTTTCCTGTACCGGCACAACCATATGCAACAAGGTTCTGTTGACTTTTATACTTCTCAAAGAACAGTTCTTGATTCTCTGTAATCGGTTCCACCTTCTTGATATAATCAAGGTTGATTGGTTTCTTCCTCTTCATTGTCTTGTTGCTCATACCAAATGGTACTGGGTTGGTGTTACCAATACCCGTTTTCTTTTTTACTGGCATATGATGTTAATCGTAATGTTTTAGGGTACTACCTGGTTGTTGCTTGGCCTTTGTCATTACATCCTTCCATCCAGGATGTTTGGTATAGATCTTACTCAGGGGATCACCCATTTCAATACCTAAACATGGTGCATTATCTGGAGTGTAATACCTTGACCAGTCTGGATTGTCTTTACACCATTGAGACCAATCATGAACACTCATCCGCACTTCTTTAGTCTCACCAGTGTCTTTGTGTTTGACGGGATACGTTGCCACATTACCTCCATAATGTTTGTGTTGATATTTATTACCACTCCAGAGCTTCTGAAATGATGGGGAATTGTTCTTTGAAAATTTCCTTACATGAATTTGCAATATCCATGTGTTCTTTCTGTGTACCGTGTGCAGAACGAAGTTCGATGTAATGAATCCAACTGCGAACTGAACCAGTCATATACATTCTGGTTGGTGTTGCGAGTGGCAATACAAAGCGAGCACATTCCTTTGCGACACCAGCCTCCAACATCTGACTATAAAGATTAGATGCAGAACTGAATAGAGTAATCATCTGACGGTTGATCTTATCGACCACCTCAGGGTCAAGATCATCGATACTATTCTGACGGTTCTTATCATCCTGACGACGAAGTTCAGGAAGTTCAATCTCAATGTTCAAAAGATTAGTACTTGCATACCTTTGTGAAAATTCTTGAAAGGTGAAACTTCTATGACGCAATACTTGGGCTGCAATACCTCTCGTAGTCTCAATCTCCATAGACATAAATGCCTGTTCAAAGATAGACCAATGCTGATGTTTAATACAGTACTTCAAAAGACCTGCGAACTTCTCACTGTCCTGATTGTTTGGATTACTTACACGAGCACAGTATGCAATCTGTTTTTCTGCATCAGGTGTTACTGAGATTAGTTTGGCTTGATTCATCTTTTTTACTAGACTTTAATTGTTTTCGTTCTTGTTTAACTCTTTCGACATAGAGTCGTTCGCCTTCACTGAAAAGTTCAGGATGTTTAAGGATGTACTTGATTGCCTTTTTTGTTTTCATGATTGAAATATGTATTGAAATAAGAAACTATTCCATTACTTAATTGATTACCTTGTGAAACCCAAGTGTCTACACATTCATAGATGTCTTGAGTACTATATGATTCTTCTTCTATCTTGGATCTTCCATACTTATTTAACAGGATACCAAGACACTGCTGACGAAGTTTCATTCGGTCTTCAGAGTATCTCCAATCATCATTCATCATCTTCAAATACCTCATCGTAATCTGGAAGGGGAGGAAGTGTTTCCTCAAGTTTTTCTGTGTAAGACTTAACATCAGAATACACTTCTGATTCTAATGCGTCAACTAAAAGTCTAAGATTTCTTGTGATAAGTTTAAGTTTATCTTTTTCCATAAAAAAAGGGAGACTTGTGTCCCCCTAGTCTATCAGATAATTGAACTTGTGACAAGTGTCACTTGTTGTAAGTACGACCACGGTAACAAAATGTACCATGGGTTTCACTTGACTTCACGCAACGTGTATCATACTCAACACCACGATATGCAGTGTGATTGATTTGTGCGTCATGAAGGGCAGATGCTTTGTTGATCTGCTTCTTGATCATTTGAAGTGTGTTCATGAGTTTACTCCTAAAGTAGTAGAGGGTTTTAATCCCCGTTCCTTCAGTCGTGTGCGTCCCTTGAAATACAACCCATACCATGTCTTCCTAAAAGATTTCGAAGAATAGTCTTCTTATCCTTTTCGGAAAGGTAAGGGTCTTCCATCACAACTTCTGCAACCTCTTTCACATGTTGGCAAGGCATAACATACTCGCCAGCATATACTGGAGTTGTTAGAAGTAATAAAGGTATAAGGAATTTCATGGGATGAACGATTAAAGTGATTTTTTCCAGCGACGAATAGAAGTATGAGATGTTTGATAAACTTCTGCAAGTTTTCTAATAGGTAAAGATAAAATAGATTCATCTTTACTTACATCTTTTAGAAAGTCATCATACATTTTACCTCTGGTATATGTTATGGATTTAGTAGTAGCGTATTCTTTTGGATTACGACTTCTACCTTTCCACCACCCAGAAGGAATGTCATTCTCATAAACTACTCGTTCATTTTTACCATCAGTAACACGAACTTTACCAAAACAGGGATTGCCTCTACCAATTCGTTCTCCCTGAGAACAGAAAGAAAATGAAGAAGATGTTTGCTTTGCCCTATTAGCAAAGTGAGGATTAGTATCAACTTGATAAAACTCATGGAGTTTTACTTCCGCTTCAACTGCTTCCTCTCTCGTAGCATGTTCGGTAAGAATGATTTTAGAGGAAGGATTAAATGTTTTGTCTCCATAGGAACCAAAATAATTATCCTCCTCCACTGAATTACACTCACATCCTCTACTACCAATGTAGCCTCTCCCAAAGGGTTCGTAAGAGTAGTAAGTGTAGTAAATCATTCTAATTCTCCGTTCCGCGACTTACTTGCGTCCGATTTCTCGGATGAACGACAGGTCTATTGTAGACCACTGTCCCTATTTAGTCAAGGGCACCGTATTCTTCACCTTCCTTAATCAACTCAGAGACATAATCCTCTGTCCCATCAAGGGTCTTGACTGCAAACAGATTTGACTTCTGATATTTTTTTATCTTCTTATACTGTTTAAGTAATGTTTGAACTTGATCAGGGTTCATATCGATACCCTCAAGTTTAATATCGAATCCGTTACTCATTTCTTTTTCTTCTCTTTCTCTTTGGGTGGTGGGTTACCCCATAGTTTAGGATTGATTCTACCTTGAGCCTGAGTTATATTTTTAAATTCACTACGATAGTTATCCCAATAGTGGTCAAAAATATCAACCTGTTTTGCTGCCATTACAATATCAAAGTGTGTCATACCATCTTGAGTATACTCAACGAGATATGCACTGGTAGGTAGACTTCTATCTTCAGCCAGACTTGGATCACAATCTGTCTGAATAATCTTCATACTAGCACTCAAGATCTTCCGCCCCACTGAATGTCTGGGTATGCAGATTCTACTACACCTTTAGTGATTTTATATTGACTTTCCAGAAGTTTATCTTTCACAAGACAAAGAAGATTTGCTTCAGTTGGATGAAGAACTTCAAGAATTTGAATGAACATAGACTCTCTACGAGTTTTCGAGAGACTATCGTTACCACCTTTCACAAAGTGATAAAGGTTTCTATATTCCTTACGAAGAGAACTGTGATCTGTTCCGACAGGAACATCATTCTTCTCAAAAGGAACTTCACCTTCAGGAAGCATGGACACCACAGTGTCATCAAAGTTCCAAATCAAAAGTGTAGTTACTGCGTCACAACGATATTCCTTCAGTGCTTCCACCTTTTTTGCTACGGTTCTTTGTGCAGAAACGTATTCAAAAATTTCATGAATGAATGGATTAGGTGGAAGTTTCTTTGGTGTAGTAACTTTTTTTGTTGATGTAGCCATGGTTATTAATAATTTTATTCAGTGTACAGTATTTATTTTATGATGTCAATGTTCTTCAGTACCAAAATCTTCTGGAGTGTTATCAAACCTTACTGCAAGAATATCGTCTGCAATAATCTGTCCGTTCTCATCAAACATTTCTGGATGAGTTGGAATAAAGGTAGAGTTCCTTTCAATAACATACTCTTTAAGTAGGTATCCTATCACTCCTCCAACCAGTAAAAACATTACTGAAATAATTGTGGATAGGGTCAATGTAACTGCTAACATTTTAGTCCTCCGTTTTCCTTATATCAAAGGAGATATCTAAGAAAAAATGGAACTCTCTTTTGAAGAGAGAAACCATCTTTCCAAACTTGACTTGAAAAGTTTTTGGTTGTTCCCTCCGGTTTTTATTTCTGAGAAGAAGTTCAAATCCCCGATTCATTTTCGGAGATGACTTATCGTTATTTAGAAGTTCTTCCCTTCCTTCCTGGTCTTTTGTCATTCATATACCTACCTGCATCAGTAATGATACTCTCAAGATAATTTTTTATTTTACGGGCCTCAGGTTTTCCAAGGTGACCATACCCTTCTCTCAACTGTTTGTGTAAACTGTCGTCACCACCTTCTAAGTATCCTTCAAGGTCTAATATGATACTCTTTATCTCTGCCGCAGTACAACTCATTAAGAACTCTTCTACGGTGGTTCTGGTAGATTTATTACTCTTCAGATACTCGTACATATTCAACATAAACTTACCTTGAAAGGCGTAGTCTATCGTATGTTCGACAGCATCGTAGAGATCTAAATCCATCAGACCAAATTATTTTCTCTCAGGTATTTAACAGTTTCGGCACATCCACCAAGGTTTTTACCATCTACAGTGATCTGTGGGAAGGTAGAACCCTCTCCAAACTCAGAGTAAAATTCTTCCTTTTCAAAGTCTCTTCCCAATTTATACTCCACATATCGTTGTTCAGCTAACTGAAGTGCGCCAGTCACCTTTGTGCAATATGGACATCCAATTTTAGTATAGACTGCGAAATTATTTGTGCTCATAGTAGTATCAAGAATGGGATTGATAGGAGTAGAATTGAAATAACAACGCCCCCTGCAATGTCAAACAGGGGGCGTAGACTGAAAGGTTCTTCAGACATGATTAACTCATCTGTGTGAATATTTATTGACCTTTAGTTTTTTCGTATAAAGAAAACTCAGCCTGTTCAGGAGTCAAGAAACCAAGTTCCTTTCTCTTCTTATTGGTATTACTAATGATAAGTGCAGCAGAAGTAATAGGGGGTGCAACAGATAGAGTGAATCCAAAATCAACCACACTCAAAGGAACAGCACCAAGTGCAACAGCAGATGCAATCAATGTGGGTTTCCAGTACTTAGTCTTTGCACCATAGTATACAGATGCTACTGGTGCCAGAAGAAAGTGTGTGATACATACTCCCCAACCACGTACAGATGCCTGACGGATTTCGTTTATCTCTTGTTGAGCTTTGAGGTAGTCAGTATAGTCCATAAAAAAGAGGGTCATTTGACCCCCTCATCATATCACTGTTCGTTCTGTTTGTAAAGGTCTTCAAGTCTTTTGAAGTTCCGTTTTAGAAGTCATAGTATGTGGTAGTGTTGCCGTAGTTTAGGTAATGCCAGAAAAGTGTTTTCATCATACCTTCATCTGTGTATCCATCAAGATGTGGCCACATGTGATTTCTCCAAGAAAACACACAATAATCAAAAACATAAATGGATGTCCAGATAGTCCATTTCTTCCGGTTGTCAGTCATAGTTTCCAAGTGCGGTCAAAGAACCCTACAGCAATACCAAACTTATAAACATTGAATATGATAGATAACATCGCGCCCGGACCAGATTGTATTTGTAGAAAAGGCCATCCAGGATAATACTCACACCATGATACTGACCCCTGAAAGAATGCCCAGTGCTTGGTGAATAATAATCGGACATACCAATCGTGTCCGTAATCTTCTTGGTGACTGAATTTAATTAGTTTCATTTCCACTCTCCTTTAGATGAACATTCATAGTCTTGTAGGACACCTCCTTTAACATGGATACGACACTCAGGCCAGTGTTCCCACTCACCATCCCAACTTTCAGGATACAAGGTGATGTATTTGGTGAGGTTCGTTGGTCTCACTCTACCACGGGTTCCGTTTGGAATCCACTGGAAGTTTGTCCAGGAATTCTTTTCAGTGTATCCTTCATCGCCTTCTTTGAGTTCAACAAAGTCAGCAGTATGAGAGTAATCAATCCAATATAGTTGTCCATCAGGAGACAACCAGTATTGGGTCATTGTGCCACCTATTCCATGCTCTTCTATGTCTTTTGTGTGTAAAGTAGTATTAGTAAAGGATTCTCCGAGATCATATGAAGATCGGAAGAAGTCCATCATACCCATAGGTCAAACCTCATTAAAAGTTCCATCAACACATGCTACACCATTTGCAGAGTCAATGTCATTCGTTATTTGCGAATTGCGAATGGACTCAATCTCTTCATCACGTTCCTTCCATTCCTTAAACTTTTCATGGAGGTCTTCATCCATAGTCAGTTCATACTCAGCACATACTTTGCGCTGGTCTTCTTCAAGGACATAATCATTAAAGACAAGAGACATAGCACCACTGCGGATAGATACGGGATCCATACCTACACACAACATGAACTTCTCAAACAGTTTGAAATACTGCTTGGCATTAAGATCTTGTGCAGGTGCTGTGATCAGGAAATGCTCTTCAGGGAGAAAGTCATCAGCACCAAGGTGAGATGCAAACCCACGAGTATAATCATGAGTGTAGGTAGCATCAAACTTGAATTGAACTTCTGCTTCGTAGGTCATGATGTCTGATGTAGATAAGGTTATTATACAATAAAAAACCGCCTCTGTGAAGAGGCGGTGGACGGTTATTCAGGTGTCCATAAGACCCTTTAGTGACTTAAGTGTATCTTTATGTTTCTTCAGTTCTTCTTCAAGTTCTTTAATCTTAAGGTCTTTATCATCTTTTTTCTTCTCAAGAATAGTTCCTGTTATATCGGCACCCCTAAGATTAGCACCCGTAAGGTCAGCACCCTCAAGGTTAGCCTCCCTAAGGTCAGCGCCCTTAAGGTTAGCCCATTTAAGGTCAGCACCCGTAAGATTAGCACCCATAAGATTAGCACCTCTTAAGTCAGCATCCTGAAGATCAGCACACTTAAGATCAGCGCCCTTAAGGTCAGCGTCCTCAAGATTAGCACCATAAAGGTCAGCACCTTTAAGGTCAGCGTCCCTAAGGTCAGCACCCTCAAGGTTAGCCCACCTAAGGTCAGCAAACGCAAGGTCAGCACCCTCAAGGTCAACATCCTTGAGGTTAGCACCATAAAGGTTATCACCTGATTTAATTCCGTATTCGTTGATGATCATTTGGTAATCCTGGTTTGCTATGTGCTTAGTATAAGGCATTTGAGTGCCCTGTGGTGGTTAGGTGGACGGTTTATGAATTGGCAATCATATGATATTTCAGAATGATAAGAAATGTTAAAATAGGAAGAAAACTAATAATTACTATTAAGACATGATTTTCAATCATTTCGGATACAAGAACAACCCATCCAAAAAAAAGACCGACAAAAAACAGCAGAACTGCCACATACCCAATTGCCTGTAGAAGAATTCCGAAATCCATAATTGAGGTTCTTTGGTATGTAATGAGTATAGGGCAGAGTGGGGCAGAGTCAGGGGCAGAGTGGACAGTTCCTAGATTGGTTAATGTGGATATGGAATTAGTAACATACGATTAATACTTCCCAAAGATTTTCTCATATTTTCACGACCTACTGGATTATCTGTGTGAAATGTGATGATTGGGAAATATTCTTTAGTGTACTTTCCACAGAAAACCTCTCTCTCCAACCAAAGCATAAAGTCATATCCAGTATGATCTGGATCCATATCTCCAAGGTCATGATCTAAAGAGATATGAGTGGGCTTCTCAGTTTCTGTTAAGGACATCATATCCTTTACATTTGATACGAGAGTCCAACCTTCTGGTGGAGTTCTTACATCATCAAGGTAGAGTTTCATAATAGTTAATCGTTGTTTTTACATGATAATCCATAATAATAAATTTTGTTATGGTTGTTCATTCCCATTCGATAAGGAAACATTTC